AGTTAATGAAGGTGTTGGTCTTGTTGGACCTAATGCTATGGTAAATACTCCTAAAGGCGTTTTTTGGATGGATAAAAAAGGTTTTTATGCTTATGCAGGAGCTATACAAGAACTTCCATGTACTGTAGATGATTATGTATTTTCTGATTTAAACCAAACACAAAGTTATCAAATATTCGGTTTTGTTAATAAAGCATTTAACGAAGTCGGTTGGTTTTATTGTTCGGCAGATAGCAACGTTATCGATAGATATGTTACTTATAATTATGAAGAAAATTTATGGATGATAGGAGAACTTTCCAGAACTTGTTGGATAGACGAAGGTATATTTAGCGACCCTAAAGCAACATCTAGTACCGATAACATTGGGTATTTATTCAACCATGAAACAGGTAACGACGATGATAATACAGCAATGACTAATGTCTTTATAGAATCTGCTGATTTTGATTTAGGCGAAGGAGATGCGTATCAGTCTATAAGTAGAATAATTCCTGATGTTAAATTTACAGGTTCTGCAAGTACAGGAGCAGACGGACAAACCTTAGATATTGTGTTAAAAAGAAGAAATTTTCCTGGAGAAGAACTTACTACAGCAGTTACTAGTGGGTGTACTTCGGTAACTACTAAAATAGATACTCGTGTAAGAGGAAGACAAGCAGTATTAAGAGTTCAATCTAACGATACGAATGCGAGTGACGTGGGAATGAGTTTTAGATTGGGAGCAACACGTATAGATATAAAACCTGATGGAATGAGGTAATGGCTAAGCTATTAGAAACGAAACTTCCTGTAGCTATAGGACCCATAGACCCCGCAATATTTAATCGTTTAGTTAGAATATTAGAATTAAGCTTAAATAAAGTAAACGTGGGCTCTACTATAAACGTTAATGAATCTCAAAGAAATATAAACCAGTTTAATACAGGGGATGTTATTTGGAACTTAACTACTAAACAACTTCAATTATGGACAGGAGAACAATGGTCAGATATTTATTCAGGAACAGAAAAGGGAGTTCAAGGAACATCATCTCTTGGACAAGTAAGTGTCTTAACGGGTGGAAACACAATAGTAAAAATATTATAAAAGGGAATACTATGGATTTAAAAAAGCTACAAGAAGAATTAACGTTTGATGAAGGCTGTATTGATAAAATTTATTTAGACCATTTAGGTTATCCTACGTTTGGCATAGGTCATTTAATATTAGAAACAGACCCAGAACACGGACAAGAAGTAGATACTCCTGTTTCTAAAGAAAGAATTGATGAGTGTTTTGAAAACGATATACAAAATGTTTTTAATGATTTAGATAGAAATATTTCGTGGTGGAGAGACCTTCCTGAAGATTTAGTTTTAGTTATGGCTAATATGTGTTTTAACTTAGGGATTACACGTTTATTAAAATTTAAAAATTTTTTAGCGGCTATGGAAAATAATGATTGGGATAAAGCAGCTGTTGAAATGTTAGATAGTCGTTGGGCTATACAAGTAGGTCCAAGAGCGATAAGATTAAAAGATAGAGTTTTAGGAGTTTAGTATGAAAGTTAAGGCACCGAAAGGATATCATTGGATGAAAAATGGTAAATCATTTAAATTAATGAAACACACAGGTAAGTTTGTAAAACATAAAGGTGCTAGTTTAGCAGCGAATTTCGCAGTACAAAAAGTACATAAGAAAAAATAGGAGAATAGTATGCCCGCAAAAAAGAAAACACATAAAACTAAAGACGGCAGAACTGCTAGAAAAGGTCTTTATTACAATATAAATAAAAAACGTAAAGAAGGAAAGAAGATGCGTAAGAAAGGAGCTAAAGGTGCTCCTACAGCAGCTGCTTTTAAACGTTCTGCTAAAACAGCTAAGAAGCCTAAAAAGAAAAGTAAAAAGAAATAATGCCTAGGAAAAAGGAAAAATCTATAAGACGTACTACTGGTAAAGGCGGTAATTACCGTAAAACTAAATCAGGTGCGGGGATGACTAAAAAAGGAGTCAAAGCATATAGAGCTAAAAATCCTGGAAGTAAATTAAAAACAGCTGTTACAGGCAAAGTTAAAAAAGGAAGTAAAGCAGCAAAAAGAAGAAAGTCTTACTGTGCTAGAAGTGCAGGACAAATGAAGAAGTTTCCTAAAGCAGCTAAAAATCCTAATTCAAGATTACGCCAAGCACGTAAAAGGTGGAAATGTTAAATGGCTAAAAAAGCACCAGAGGCGTTTGTATATAATGCTATATTAGAAAGAATAGTAGACGGAGATACTTTTGATTGTTGTCTTGATTTAGGTTTTAATGTAAAACTCCATAAACAAAGAGTTCGTCTTTCAGGTATTGACACACCCGAATCTAGAATTAACACAAAAAGATACCCAGAAAGAGCTAAAGAAAAAATTATGGGTAAAGCTGCAAAAGTAAGATTAGCCGAAATCTGTAAAGGAAGCTTTAAAGTTAAATCCTTAGGCAAAGGCAAGTACGGTAGAATTTTAGGTATACCCTATACAGAAGAAGGTAACGATATTTGTCAAATGTTAATAGATGAAGGACATGCCGTTGAGTATCACGGAGGTACAAAGACTAAAATCTGGGGAATTGATTAATTATTATGGACTCCGTAGTAACTTTAATAAATGAAGTTGGTTTTCCAATAGCGGCAGCCATAGGGTTAGGTTTATTTATTTGGAAACTAATTAACAAAATTATTGATGGCATGGAAACAAAAGTAGATGTTCTTGATGAAAAGGTATCGGCACAAATAGCTCAAATAGAAGAACGGTTAGGTCAAAAATTAGATTCACAACACGGGATATTAGTGGCTCTTATAGATAGAGTACGTTCTGTAGACAATGAGATAATTAGACAAGATACTCTTTTGAAGACTATACTAGGTGTGCCGCAACTTATGAACACCGATAGAATAGCAAAAGCAGATAGAGATGACCAAAGGAAGGATTAATGAAAAAAGTATTCTTAACAGAATTTAAAGTAGGGGATAAAATATACGAAGGTCCCTTCATATATGCTAATAGTTTTGAAGAAGCTGATTTAGAAGCAGAGGCGTATGGAGTAGTTATCGTTGGAGAAGCTAAAATAGTTATAGGAATAGACGAAACTGAAGAACGAGAAAGAGTTTTACATTAGGAGAATTAGTATGGGTAAACGAAGAACACCTGAAGAAGAAAAAGATAAAATAATTTGGACTGTTATGTTTATAGGAGTAGTTTTAATTATAGGGGTTTTTATAGAGAACCTTAGAGCAGACCAAATAGTTCATAAATTCAAATCCCCTAGTTTTAATGGTATAGGTACCTCATCTCATTATTTAACTATAGAGAATCAAGAGTTCAGTCGTAAACTGACTATTAAAGAAGAAATCAAAGCTTTACAAGACGAAATAGAAAGGGAAAAAGAAAACTCTACATTAGCTAGATTTATGAGAAATCTTGAATCACGTGTTTATGCTGAACTATCTAGACAATTAGTTAATAACCTCTTTGGAGAAACACCCTCTGATTCAGGTACAATAGAATTAGAAGGAAACATTATCGAATATACAAGCGATGGTGTTACATTAACGTTAAAAATTACGGAAGCAGATGGAACAGTTACTGAAATTACAATTCCTATTGGTACTTTTACTTTCTAGCTGTTCAACGTTAGACCAAGTTGAAGATACTTACGAACATAGGTTTCAAAGACACAATGTAGTAAATATACAAGATTTACAGTCTGTTGATTTACGTGATGTTTCTGTTCCTGAAGTTAGTCCTGTAGTAGCTGTGTATCCTTCAGCTTTTACTGACCAAACAGGACAACGTAAAAGCAATAGTGAGTTTGCTTTATTTAGCACAGCTATCACCCAACAACCTAATGCACTGCTTATAAGAGCACTTAAACACGCAGGAAACGGTAATTTCTTTAGGGTTGTAGAACGTGTGGGTCTAGATAATTTAACAAAAGAAAGACAACTTATACGGTCAGCTAGAGAACAATTTGCTAGTGACGAAGAAAAGAAAAAACAATTAGCACCGTTATTGTTTGCAGGTGTTTTGCTAGAAGGTGCTGTTATTAGTTATGAAGCTAATTTAGAATCAGGAGGTATCGGTGCTAGGTATTTAGGCATTGGCAACAGCGTACAATACAGAGAGGATAACATAACCGTTAGTTTGCGTATGGTTTCTGTCGCTACAGGAGAAGTTTTGCTAGAAGTTTTAAGCCAAAAAACTATATTTAGTTATGGTAAATCTAATGATGTATTTAGGTTTATAGAAATGAATACTGAACTTGTAGAAATAGAAGCAGGTAATGCAAGAAACGAGTCTTCTACTATTGCTTTAATGAAAGCTATCGAAGGCGGAGTATTGGAGATAATTAAGTTAGGTTACAAAAAAGGTTACTGGGTTTTACAAACAAAAGAAAAGAAGGTAGAATGAAAGTATGATGATGAACAGATACATACAATTATTGCTGTGTTTTGTTTTATTACCGTTATACGCTGCGGACAATGAAATTTATGTAGACCAGTCAGGTACGGGTGCTAACATAGATTTAGAACAGCTTGGTATATCTAATATTATTGGTGGGTTAAATTCTACAGCAGGTGATTTAACTGCTTTTGATTTAGACGGAAACACCATGACACTAGATATTAACATGATTGGTGCTACTAATAAATTTCTTGGTGATATATACGCTGACAACTTTACGGGTGTCTATAACTTTACGGGCGGTACAAATTCTTTTACGATTCAAGTAGACCCTACAAACTCTAATAGTTCAGATGGCTCTAATCAAAACGTGGCTGTTACTGGCAGTGGTAATACTTTTACATTAAATCAAGGAACATCAGCTATAGCCGCATCTCTTGATTTAGATTGGATTATTCAAGGGTCTAATAACACAGTAACCTCTAATATTAATATTGACGGTGCTACAAATTATATGGATATAGATGGTTCTGATAACACAGTTACTTATACAGGTACAGGTGTGAACGCATCAGCAGGTGGTTATTTTTACTTAGACCATACAGGCGGTTCAAGAACTTTTAATATTCAACAACTGAGTACCCAAGATAATGACTGGCTCAAAATTTTGTCAATCTCTGGCACTGCTGCTTCTACTGTTTGTGTCATTCAAAACGACCAAGGTACAAGCACAAGCTGTTGATATTGGAGATATTTCTGAACTAAACGGTTCAGCCCAAATAGTAAGAGACAAACCTTACGATGCAAATTTAAAGTTTGCTATACAAAGTAATGACGAAGCTGTAACTACTGACGGCAGAATGGCTATTACTTTTTTAGATGAATCTGTAGTGAAATTAACTGAACACTCACAGCTATTAATAGACGAATATATTTATGACCCTGACCCAAGCAAATCTAAAATGGCTCTTACTTTTGGTCTTGGAACAGCAAGATTTATTACTGGTAGTTTAAACCGTATAGATAAACAAAATATTCAACTTAGAACACCCACAGCTAATATAGCAATCCGTGGAACTGATTTCACAGCTACCGTTGATGAGTTAGGCAGGTCGTTAATAATACTTCTTCCTGACGCGTTAGGTTTATCTAGCGGTGAAATAGAAGTAGTTACTGCTATGGGAACAGTAGTGCTTAATAAACCTTACGAAGCAACTACGGTAAGTGTGTTTGAATCAGCTCCTTCTAAACCAGTTATTTTAGATTTAACGTTAGATATTATTGATAATATGTTAATCGTTACACCTCCTAAACAAGAACAGATAGTTGAAGAAGAAAGAACAACAGTAGAAACAGATAGCGTATTGGATTTTAATGACCTTGATATAGATTATCTTGCAGAAGATTATTTAAAAGAAGATAATTTAGAGTTTACGGAATTAGATATAAATTATCTTGATGTTAATTATTTAGAAGATTTACTAAACGTATTAGATGCTTTAGACGTAGCTGAAGACGAAGACCAATTAGCACAAGCTACCAGTACTCAAATATCAGGAACACTTTTAGGTAAAGACCCTGAGACTCAAATAACAACTTTAATAACAGGAAACGTTGTTAGTTTACGAAGACAAGTAAATGAAAGCGTTAGGGTAGATTTGAACGGTAGTGATGCATATACGGTAATTTTGATACAAGACGGAGTATCTAATATAATCAAAGTGAATGGAGGAAGCGATAATGTTATAACTATTACGCAAAACGATGGATGAAAAAATTAATATTACCTTTATTAGTCATTTTAGTATTACCTTTAGTATTTCAAACAACACCTACAGAAATACTTAAATTAAAAGTATTTGACACTTTTATAAAAGAACAACAACCTTCTGGTAATTTTGTTATTTTAAATATAACAGAAGAAGACGTTGAACGTGAAGGGGGTTATCCTTTACCTAGAAAAAGATTAGCAGATATACAACTAGAGTTATTAGGTAAAGGTGCTCTTGGTGTTGGATGGGTTATATCTTTTCCACAACCTGATAGACTTATGGGAGATGTTGAATTTGCTAGGTCTTTAGAGTACGCTCCCAGTGTTCTAGCCATGTTTGAAACAAATAGCGGTCAATACCCTAAAACTACAGGAACTGTTATAAAAGGAAATGATACTGGTGGTATACTTACAACGGGAGTCAAGGAAAATTTCTACACCTACGAAAATATATTACAAGGAATCGCCAGTGCTCCCACCGAAATAGACCAATTAGTTAGACGAGTACCTTTACTATTAAAAACTCCTGAAGGTTGGGTAGCTTCTTTCGGCACACAAATATATAAAGCCCTGTTTGATGTTAAAACTTATATTATTACAACTAATCAAAACGGTATTCAAGAAATAGCTATACGAGGTATTCCGCCTGTTAAGACTGATAGTCTTGGTCGTAAATGGATTAGTTGGGTAAATACTCCCGAAACAGATTTACAAAAAATGGACGTAAATGGTAAGTTTGTATTTGTAGGTGTTACCGCTAACGGAGTCATGCCTCAGGTTGCTACGCCTGTTGGTTTATTAGAACC